AGCTTAGTGTTTGATTTGCCAAACATTCTTTCATAGTCTTCTAATGGTTCTACTGCATGAATAAAATCAAATTCTTTATCTGGTTTTTCTCTTGATGCCTTTATTACTTTTTCGCCTAAGTTATCTTCGCCAAACTCTTGCACTGCTTGTCTAGCTGATAATTTATATCTTCTATATAATGTGTCTACATAACCATCTACATTTTCTTGTATGTAATATTCTGAAATGTGTAAAGTTCTAAAATGTATAAGACTTTCTTGGAAACCTTTTGAACCTTCTTCTATAAATAATGCTGCTGTTCCTATAGAACATATATCTAAATATGCTTCGTGTACTTCTGAATTAAAATTAGTTTCGTTAAAAACGTCATACATTCTTTTAGCAGAATCTTCTAACCACATTTGCACATCTCTTTCGTCATTTAAAAAAGTATCTCTTAATCTAATATGAAACCATTGCAAAGATGGTGATGTTAGAGTTCCCTGTAAACTTGCTGCTAATAAATTGTTTGCAGTAATAGCTGTAGAATCAAACAAGACCTCAGTTCTTTTTTCACCAGGTGAACGAACAAAAGTAACATCTGCTTTACGTGGCATAACATAGTCAAGTATTTCTTGCCACTGGTCTTCCCAGTTACCTCTGTCACCTTCCATACGAGCTATAGCTGATTTGTAATGTTTAAATTTATCCATAATATCCGCCAAGCAAACTTTTAGAAGTTGTTGCTTCTTCTGTTAAACCCATGCCAGATGTTTTTATTAAGCTACCCATACCCATAGCTCTGCTTTTTCTAAACTTTGCTTGTTGTGCATCTAACTCTGCTTGTTTTCTAGCAGTTTCTCTTGCCTCAGCTCCGAAGTCAGGCATTTTAGGTTTTGGTGCGCCCATGATTAAATCTTTTACGCCACCCATTTACAGTCCTCCTTTTGCATACCATACAAAATAATATCTTTAAGTTTATCATGTTTTTTTACAAAATTCTTTAAATATCCTTCTTTTTTAAAACCAACACCTTCAATTAGCTTTTGACTTCTTTTTTTGTCTGCATAACAAGTAGCAGTTACTCGCTGACATTTTGCTTGATTAAAGATGTAATCAAACATTAATTTTATAAATCTTCGTTGCACGTGTTTAGGAGAATCAGAAGCTATATGAACATAAATGTTATTACCATCGTAGTTGCAAAAAAGTATAACTCCTACTATGTTATCCCAGTCATCTAAGAAACCAATTGTAGTATACTCCTCAGTTTCTATTTCTGCTCTAGGTTGTAACCATTCATAAAATTTTTTACTCCATGCTTGGTCTAATATTGGTCTAATCATTATCCGCCTAATAAAGTTTTGCTAGTTGTTGCTGCATCTTCTACACCCTGTGTGCCTGTTAACAAAGTAGAACCTTGTCCATACTGTGACGCAAGTCTTCTCTGTGCTGAAACATCTGGTTGTTTCATAAGCTCTTTGGGTTCTGGTGGTGTTATTTTCTTTTTTGACTTTTTACCTAAGCCCATAACACCGCCTAATGCTTTACCTGCAACAGAACCTATTATACTAGTAAGAATAGATACTGGACTTCCCATTATGCTTTCCTCGTTTTTTTAGCAGTCTTTGCTGCTCTTTTAAAATTAGCTGCAGTTGGTGCGCCTTTAGTTCCAGGCTTTCTCATTTTTTCACCACTACCAGCTTTTATTCTTTTACGTTTTTTATGTATGTTTGCATACAATCCTGGTTTAGCCATTATGCTTTGCTCCTTTTATTTTTTTTAGCTGCAGCAATAATGTCACCTCTTGTTACTTTTTTTTTATTGCCATACATAGCTGCTAATTTAGCAGTACCTTTTTTAGCACCAGCCATCTTTGTTTTTTTTGGTGGCCTGCCTTTTTTACTTCCGTATGTTCCTTTTCCCATTGGCATAATAATACCCTCCTTTATGCTTTTTTATTTGCATTAGCAAATTTTCTTGCGGCTGCTTTACTACTAAAACCCCACTTTCTTAATGCTAATGCTAATCTTGTTGGCTTACCTTTCTTGTCTTTCATTGCTCCAGCCATACCCCCAAACCTAGCAGCAAAACTAATACGCCTAGGATTCTTACCTTTGCTAATTGCTGGCTTTAAATTAGAGCCATCTTTTCTTTTAAAGTATTTTCTGCCTGCTGGTGTAAGACCACCTGATTTGCTTTTATGTTCTTTTCTCATGTAAATATACTAAACTCTGTTTCTGCCTCTATGTATTGTGGTTCAAAATTTTTAACTCTTGCATGACGCAACGACATAACACAATATCTCATTGCAGATATAACATCATCATTTATTGGAACTATTTTTCCGTCTTTACGATGATACATTCGCAATTCTTGTAATAGTTTATCTTGATTTCTAAAGATTTTCAATCGTTTTGTCTGCATACGAGTATACATTTCTTGTATACCAGCTTCTACTGAGTTACCACCTGTTCCTTCTCGTTGACCTCTTGATGGTGGATTAGAAAAATGATTACGTGTCATGTAAACACCTTCTGCTCTGTACTGCTCTGTAAGCGATTTACCAGAACCTTTATCAGCTTGCCTACCATCCATAGGCCAGATTACAGGAATCCAAGTACCTCTTGCTTTGATTGCACTTGCATGCATTGGTACAGCTTCTTGTCGCATAGCATAGGTATCGTAAATATACACAATGTCTGCATCTCTATCCCATGCTAACCATACTGCAGCTGTTGGGTGATTCCAACCAAAATCTATACCACATAATCTTGGCCAGTAAGTTGGTATTTCTATTGGGTCACATACTACATCATCTTCTGCTATAGGAAATACAAGACCAGAACCTAATTGTGGTATACCTTGTTCTCTCATCTTTCTTTCGTGTGGTGGCAATGCAGATAGTATCTGCTCTCTTACCTCTGGTGTCATATGCGGTGCATCATCCCATCCAGCTTGTAGTAAAGATTGACCAGGTCTAAGGTCGTTAACAAATTGTGCCACTGTTTCTGTCATGCCAGATTCTGGTGTAAAGGTCATATATACCATGCCACCTCTGTCTGCAGTTCTTGTTAGTGCTTGAGAATAGATAGCAGCTGGTGGTTCTTCGTCTAGCCATACAACATCTACAGCTTCTCCCATCCATTTTTCTCTACCCATCTCATATGCTTTAAATGCTAACCTTGACCACCCCCCAGTTACGTGTTTAACAACTAAAGAGTTATGTGCATTTGGCACACCTGGTTTTCTGGTAGTTTCTCCTATGTCTTGTAGTGGTATAGAGCCAGTTCCTTTAGCAGAAGGGTCATCTGGTTGCCCTACTAGCTCTTTTTGGCAGATATCTCTGGTAGTTTCGTTAGATGCACCACCTGCCCAGGCTCTGATTGGTTTAGTAAACTTACGACCTTCCCACCATTCTGGGTACTTACCAGTCAAATGAAAGGCCATTTCCATTGCACCACAAAAAGATTTACCTATTCTGTTACCAGCCATAAGTAATCTTTGCGATGCTATAGTATTATGAAACTTTTTTTGATATTCATAAGGCTCATAGTGCTTTAATCTGTTAGTAAGCTTTCTATGCTCTAATTCTCTAGCAATTTCTACAGCCCTTTCCAGCGCATCACTCATAAATCTTAACCTTAGTTAATATCTTCATCTTTTACTGCAGCTAGTTGCAAAGAACCCATTATATTTCTAAGTTCTGTTTGCAATTCTTCGTCAGTTTTCTTACCAGTTACATCTTCAATCCTAGTTGTAGTCTGATATCCAGTTCTATCCAAGATAGAATTGATTGCACCAAGCTTTGTACTTGCGTTAACTGCTGGGTCTACTACCAATTGTTGCAATTTTTCTATTGCAACTGGTACTGCACCATTTAAAAGCTTCCTAGTAGCATCCTCAATTTCTGCAGAAAGCTTATTTTTAAGCTCATATCCCTGCTGTTGAGCCGTTGCTGGAGAGTAACCTGCTTTAATTGCAGCCTCTGTAGCATTACCTTTTTCGCTAAAGTGCCTAACGAACTCTTTTTGCTTGTCTGTCAATAGTTTTCTCATATACTTTATAGTCTAAACTAAAGTATCTTGCTGTCAATAACAGGTTAATATTTGCATTTTCCCC